ATGATAAGTCTATATAATTACCATCTGTGTTATCATTAAAATGTTGTTCAAGCTCATCAAATGATACATTAATATCACTAAATGATGCTAAACCAAAGTTTCCTTTCTTCCAAGTATTAGCCATTTCTACCTTGACCTCTATACTTTTTTACGTAATAATTTTTACTCATCTTTGTCCCGTACTTAGTATTAACACTATTACCTTGTCTAGTTTTCTTCTTGCCATTTGTATGTCTGGCTACCTGTGGTCTCAAACCTCTCATGCAAACGTCTTTACATTAGTAGGTTTACCACCAACGCCCTGTGCCTTTGCACGTTTTCTTCTTACTGCCGAAGCTCTTTGTGCCTTTGTCATTCTAGCAGCTTTAGCAGCAGGTACACACTTAGGATATTTTCTTTTACTTTTGCTAGCAGATGGACGACCACATTTTTTAAAACCTCCCCCTTTCTTAGGGGCACCTATATCTACCCATTCTTGGGCAAACCATTTTGTTAGTCCTCCACCTTTAGCCATTACTTACCTTTTCTATATCTTCCACCACGTTTTTTATATTCACGAACTAACCAAGCATTAGCATAAGCAGAAGGATAAACCTTAAACTTTCTTTTTGCTGCTGATTTTACTCTTGAATATAACGCTTTATTTGTTGGTATATTCTTAGCCATACTATTTTTTAGCCTTTTTCTTTTTAGCTGCTATTATTTTTTTCTGTAAAGAAGGTGGTAATTTTCTTTGTTTAGCTGTTAAAACACTTTTTGCTCTCCTAGCTTTCATTGCTTTCTTTGCAACACGTTTACCCGCTCCTGCTGCTTTTGTCATTCTTGCAACTGCAGTTTTCTTTTTTTTAGGTCTTCCTACTTTACTTCCATATGTACCTGGTCCTTTTGGCATCTTATCCTCCTAGCACTTCCATCTTCTACGTGCTTGTCTTAGTCTTGAATTTGGATTTCTTGCTGCCTTTGGAAACTTCTTCATTTGCCCTAAAGATCTAGCACAAAATGATTTACGTCTCTTTGCAGCCTTGCTTCCCTTTTTTACTTTACCAGTAACTGCTGTCTTTAACTTACTACCAGGGTTTAATCTTCTATAAGCTTTTACCCCAGCCTTAGTCATACCAGCACCTTTTTTAGTTGCTCTAAAATTTTTCTTATTTCTTGCTGGCATCTTTGAACGTTTACGTGGCATTATTACTCCTAATAATTAGTTGGTTTTACACTTCTCATACCAGATACTCTACCTCTATTAGCAAATGTTTTACCTTCTTTAATACCTTTTTCAAACTTTTGATTAAAGTATGGTGCCATTTGTATCATTTCTGGTTTAGTTTCATATCCAAGTGATATAGCTTTATCAACTAAATATTGATGAAACTGACCTGGCAATTCACTTTGTTCTGTCATTGCAGAACTACCACTATCTAATGTATTAAAGTGGTCTGCTTTTTTATGATAAAATAATGTAATTGTAAATGCTGCATCAACAGATGTAAATCTATTTTTCTCACTTCTTAGTGGATCATATAATGCAATACCTACTGAATCACGTTCAAACCAATAAACATACTGTTTAACTGTTCTTGTATATACTCTACTATAATTTGGCATTATGTTATATCCCTATATTCTGGTCTACCTAATAATCTTTTAATTTCTTTTACATTACCATCAGCATCTTGTAAGTCTACTGATTTAACTTCTAATATTGAATCTTTCAATCCATAAAATCTTTGGTCAGCAACTGTATTAAACTGAGTTGCCTCATCTAATATTAATGTTCTTTGACAGAACTCATCTGAAGCTTGATTTAATAAATGTATAATTTCATTAGTACCAAGTTCTGGATGATGTTTTTTTATTTGATCAACCATCTGCTGAAGCTTCATCTTGCACTCCTTGTGGTATTTGTGGTAAATATTGTTGTATAAATGTAATTAAATCTTGT